TATCAGCGTCAATCGCAGTGGTCGCAGCCGTCAACCCTGTCACATAAGCAGGCAGCGCTGACCAGAAGTGTGATCGAAGATCTGCGAGCGTAACTTTCGTGTTCGTCGCTCCCTCGTCGACAAGAAACAGGTCGCCATCGGAAAGTGCTGCTGCCGCCAGTCCACCAACGTCGATGCTGCTCGTCACAATGCCAGCAACGTAGGTAGCAAGAGCACCAACGTCTAGTTTGTAACTCGTCGTGCTTCGTCGCATCCACAGGTCATCGCCAGCCTGAACCGCAGGACTTGCATCAGCTTTATCCCACATCTCAGTTTCGATGTAGGACGCAATGTTGGCTCCAGTGATCCTCTTGGGGGTGGTCCCTTCAATGACATAGAACGTGTCGGCGTCCTCGAGTGCCGTCAAAGCAGTCAAGCCAGACACGTAAGTCTGAAAATCCACCCAAAGCTTCGTTTCAAGTTCCGCTAGGGTGGCTTTCTTGGCTGTTGAACTATCCCCAACCAGGAATAGCGATCCCGAGGCAAGCGAAGCACTCGTCAAGCCGGTAAGGTCAAGTACGCTCGCCTGCACGCCAACGAGAGCAAACGTCTTGAGTTGGTCGACTGTGACGCTGAAAGTGACCCCGCCCCTGCCGATCGTAATCTTGTCACCCGTCGCCACTGGGTTTCCGCTTGCTGCCGACCAGCCAGTAGCCAGGACATAGGTAGATAATTGACCGATATCCATCTTGTTCTGCGTGCCAGAACGGAAGATTAGGAAGTTATCGCCAGCCACGCCGCTACCAGCGCTCGCCGCACTATCCTGAGTACCTACAACGTATGACGCGAGATTTGCTCCAGTTGCCGTTCGACCCGTTCCGCTTCGCTCGAGAAGGAACACATCGGTTGCGTTCGCCGCCGCTCCGAGCGCTGAGTAGGTATCCCACGCACCTGAAACAACGCTAGCTCCGACTTTTCCTTGCACATAGGTTGCAATCGTTTGCGCTGTGACCTTGCTTGCTACCCCGCTATCGCTCACATAGAACGTGTCCGCATCAGCGAGCGTTGCGACAGCCGAAAGACCAGCAACATACGCTAGGAACTGCGAGTGGACCCTCGCCGCAATGTCGGCAAACGTAGTCTTGCGTGCAGTCGTGGTTTGCGCAACGACGTACTGATCCGTGTCAGCCAATGTTGCAGCAGACAAGCTGGCGATTTGATTCCCGAGGGAAACAGCCGAGGAGTTGAGGAACGTCTTGACGTTATCGATATCGATCTGCTTGAGAATGCCGCCGTCGTTGAACACCAACTTGTCGCCAGAAACGATCGTCGCGCTCGTTTCAATCGCTTCGAGTTTGTCCACCACCCAATTGAAGAAGTTCTGAGCCGTGATGATTTTTTCGATGTCCGATTGAAACACGTTGAGTTCGTCGGCATCAGCAACCGTTGTGATCACTGGAGCTTGATGAAGTGTGTCGACGACAAATGCGGCAAGCAATGTCGCCGTGACATGACGCGATGTAGTACCATCAACAAGCGGAACCTTTTCTGGTCCCGTAATTAGCGTATCGACTGACAAGCCAGCAATCCATTCGGAGAATGTCACATCAGGCACGATCTACCTCCACGCCCCAGAAGGCTCTATCACTGCACTCGCACCTTCCCACGCCCAGTTGCCACTTGCAGCCGAGATGAGCAGGATCATGTATTTACCCCTGGCGCGAGGGTAGCAACGGTGATTTACACCAGCCGCCCAAACGCCGCTACTGTGAACATTCGATGGCGTGGTGCCAGCAACCAAAGCCTCAATCGCCGCTTTGGCGTTGATGCTCACTTGCTCTGCCGTATCAGCCACCATAACCCTCCAGGTAACATTCACACTCCCAGAAGCGGTGATGCCATGCAACTGAATCAACCTGCCGTAGCTGTTGCTGTTCCCGAGTTGAATCGGACCAAGAGCGACATGCGAGCTGGAGTTTCCAACCTTGAACGGCCAGAACCCCATTCGCTCGGTATCGAACATCCAGGAAACCGCCGCTGACGGTATATGAATGCGCACCGACCGGGTTTCGTGGTCGTATTCCAGCACCGTGGACGCATCGGCAACCCCTGTGAGTTGCTCAGGGACAACATCCTCGGAGATCGCTTGCAAACCGTCGCCAGACGCCGACACGGTGTAAAGACCATGCGACGACAGGAAGTAGTACCGATCGAGGTGATCATCCCCCTGAACCACCCAAAGCGAACCGCTCGTTGCCGCCAACAGATAAGCGTCTTTGTGCGGAATCAGTGCCACAATGTCAGTTCCGATCTCTCCAGCCTCGGACAACTGGATAACGAACGGACGCGCCATATCGCTAACGTCAGCACTCAACGACCAATCGGTGTAAACGCTCTGCCGGCTAGCGAAGATGATCCTTCCCGAAGGACGGATGAATCGATCGCGATAGACGCACTGAGCACCGTGGGACGCCGGAGCGTTTGACCCTGGATCTACGTAAACCACCCCGCCACTGTGAACCGCAGCAACACCAGAGCTCGCAACAATGCGATTCCCGCTGTCGTCTACAATCGCATTGCTACCGCTAGCAAAATAGTTGCTTTGTGTCGCAGGCACCGATCCAGCAGCAGAAGGGGACCAAGATCCACCACGAAGGCGACCCTGGAAGTCCTCCATGCGACAATTGACAGACCAAGGACTGAAATACCGATCGCGCCTGCCCACTTCTTGACGAAATGAGAAGCGTCGATTCACGCCCGAGGGGAATAGTATCTCTTTGGTTGGCATGTCAACGATTACGCTGCGGCTTCGAGTCCTGCGGTCGTTCCGTTGCTCGCAATGGTAAACGCCTTCCACGAAGTCGCTGACTCGCAGATGCAAATGACCATCTGGTTGGCAGCAACCGCCGACTCAGCAGCAGCACCCGTGCCGCCGTTGATCGCAATTGTTGCTGGAGCCGTGGTTCGCAACTCGCCTCCAGTTGCCGCGCCGGCAATGATGACGATCTTGCCTGGGTCTGGAGTAGGAAGAATCAAGATGTTGTTCGCGTTACCCCAAGTTGGGATGACCAACTGAACCAACCGCTCGTCAGGGATTCGGGTTCCAGTATCCGTAGCGATCAACGGAACCAAACCAGGACCGTTGCTACTAAACGCATTAAGCAACTCATTCAAAATCTTATGCTCCGACATGCTTACTCTCCTTTGAGTAAAAAATCAATCTTTCATGGTGATGCCAGCAACACCCGCAGCGTTGCCGACGATTTTCAAAAAACTTGCGCCAATCAAAGCCGCAGGGAACGCATAGTTATACCCTGCCGCCACGGTCGACGTAACGTCAGCATTCGAGCCGTCCCTGACTTGGGTGTAAACTCCATTGTCAGTCAAGCTAGCATACCAGTTCAATGTCGTCAGAGACGAACCCGCAGGGATATGCACCCTCCCAGTTTCGGAGCTACTGAAATCAATCACTGAACTCGCGGCAACTGTGGTTCCAATCGTCACCGCTGGAATCTGAGCACTGTATCGTTGTGTTGTCACTGAATCTGTCCTCCAATTGTCAACCGTCCAATTCGCTGTTCTCGGCTACGGTAATCATAATCGAAAACGCTACGATTTCCATACTCGCCGCGGGGTGCATCTGGTCCTAAACTTGTCGGACTTGACCGTTCCATGTCATTTCGGATGGCTAAAGCGATCATTTCCAGGAATCGCTTCTCGTGGACGTGCTCCCTCTCCTCGTAATTGTGCTCTGCCGCTGCCAAGCAAGCCTCAAGGATGACCTGGCTGAGCATTTCCCCACCGACAGGAAAAAGACTGGCTTCATTGAGCTCCACCGGACGGAGAATCATCGGTACTCGCATGGTGTATGCTGCATCAGGAGCAGGGTAAAACGCCAGGGTCTTCCTGCTCCCTACCGCTGGATCAAACCTGCTGGTCCTCACCGAATAGTAGCAAGGACGACTGAACTCTGGGTTGTCAGCCTCCAGTTTACGTATCGTTGAATCGTGGCGATTGCTCACCGAGGGATACCACTGGTCTGGACCAGGGTAGTACACCAAGTCGCTGTCGTTTGCCACTGAGTCGAAGGAAACGTCCATTGCCACCTCTGGCATCGCCAGTTTGTAGGCTGCGCTACTGGCTTGGGTGACGCTGGTATTGTCAAGGGTGATCTGAGTATTGCTCCCGCGACTTGCAACCGAGTAGTATTTGCTACCCACCATCAGCACTCCGCTTGCTGCCCAGCTCGGGAATACCCCGCCTACGAGCGTAACAACACCTGCGGCAATGGTAATTGTCCCTGTTGCGTAAGGTGCCGTGGTAGTCACGTCAACCAACGGTCTGAAAAAGGACCACTCATGCGCTGCGTAAACTCGACTCAAGCCATCTCGAATGCAGTAATTGATTCTGGTCAACTGATCGGTAGCGAAGACCGTCCCAACCTCCGCGCCGAACAAGTAATGACCTACCCGCTCCCTGAGAGTAAGGTAACTGACTGGACCGCCGCCTGAAACGCTAGCCGCTGCCGCAAAGTCCACTTCGAAGTGGTACGTTGACCCGCCGTAAACAAACTCAACGTAAGCCGTGTAAGCCACGTTTGGCAAGTCGGCAAACTCATACTGGTACGTTCCTGTCGAAACTAGAGTCATCGACGTGTTGTCAGCGACCACAACTGCATCAGTGTCGTTGCGCTTGACCCCGAAGGTTCCAGTTGGGTCCGAGAGCTTCGCCGACGTCACGTTGGTCAGAACGCCGTCAACCTTAAACGTTTTGCGTACAATGCGAGCCATTACGTCACCGTTATGCTTCTGTCTTCAACCGTTATATTTACCTCACCGCCC